GCGTTTCCTCTTGTTCGATGGCCAGGGCCAGGCCTTTGAGCAACTGGTGGTAAGCAGGGTCTGCATAGGCTTCGCGCTCTTGGGCGTTTGCTGCCTCGATGCCTAGCTTGAGTGCATCTTTCATCAGCAGGGCTTTTTTGCTGCGCCTGAATTCTTCGAGGTATACCCGCTGCGCTTTGGCTTCGCCGTAAGCTGGGGCTTTGTCTCTGATGGTCTGGGCGGCTTCTTCGGGTTTCATTCAGCCTCCATCACCATCACATCAACACCAGCTTTGTCTGAGTACAGCTTCTTTACGTGCAGATCAACCACCTGGGTGTCATCCACAAAAATGACCCCGTTCATGGCATCCAGGTAGGTTTTTGCTATGTTGTCGATGTCTGGCTTTTTGCAAGGCTTCTCAGTGCCGCTTAAACAGGCCTCCCTGCGTTTTTTGGAGTAGGACTGCGGCACTGGTAGCCTGACGTACAGAAACACGCTTACAGGCGTTTCTAGCAAATCTGTCACACCCATGGCTTGTTTGGCAAGCGTGGCGATCATGGCCTCATAGCTCAAGGTCTGTTTGTCGGTGTAGACCTTGGTGAACTTGCCAACTCTGCTGAACCGCGGTCGGCCTTTGCCCTTTGGGTCGCCTTCAACTTGAAAATGGATTTGCATCATTTCGCTGCCTGTTCATTTCGGTGGTCAAGGTAACGACTCCAGCCAGGCCACGCCGTTTCTTTATGTCCAGCTTCACACCTTCCCACCAGGTCTGTGCTTGCTGTTTCCCAAATTGCTTCTCTTTCAATCGGTAACGCTGCAGCCACTCCCTCGCCTCGGTCTGTCGCAAGGTCTCCAGCATCACAGAGCGCTCGGTTGATGTCAGCAAGGCTAAATTCTTGGCCTTCCCGTCTTCTGTCCAATAGGGATTTGTGGTCATACATCAAAACACCTCGTCATCTTGCCAGTGTTGCACTGGAGGCTTTAGGGCTGGCTCAACAATTTTGCGCTTGGCGGCAGGTTTCCCACCAGACCACTTGTGCGCCGAACAAAAGGCTGGCTCACCATCCATGCGCACTGACCAACGTTTTCCGCAACCTGAAACACTGCATAAAAGATGATCTGCATCATCTACCTGATTGTGTTGCTGCTTGAAATTAGTGAGTGCCATGGTATTTTCCTTCTACGATTTTTGCGAAGTTGCTGGGTTTGAGAATCCACTCAAGGTCGGCCGTAAATGCTCGACCGTCTTTGCTGTTGACCTTGCCTGTCAGGAACCTGGATTGACCGACATGCTGGAAAAAGTCTGCCCACCAGCCAAGAACATCACTGCTGTCGATCTCTTGTGACTTCGACAGTTCTTCGGCCACTTCCCGCCATCGCTGCCTGAGGTAGCCTTGTCGGGCAGAGTTCCAGACCTCCACCTTGCGCAGTGTTGGCAGGTGCTGGTGGTAGAGGCTGATGACTGCCTGGTGATTGCAGGCTGGAAAACTTGAAATTTCACCCTCAGGTTCACCGTCAGGTGGACATATATATTCTTTAATTGGTGTTGGTGTTGGTGTTGGTGTTGGTAGCTGAACATCCGTTGAGCGTTCGTTAAGCGTCTGCTGAACGTCCGTTGAGCCACCGTTCAGCACTGGCTGTGCTTTTGCTTTGCGAGCGTTGACCGATGCTTGAGCAGACGCCCTGGCTTTGGACTGTTTGTCTTGCATCTTTGCAATTTCCTCATCACATCGAGCATGGCTCCAGCCAGTGTCTGTCAACCGGAAAAACTCTTTCAGAACTGCCGACACTTCTTTGACGTTGTGGCGTAGCCTGATTAGCCGAGCTGCCTGTTCAATGTCGGTCGGAAGTTGGGACTCGCGCAGGTAGTAGGCATCTAGAAGCCGCCTGTAGGCCAAGTCCTCCATCGGGTCAAGATGACCTGTGTGGGAAGCATAGTCCCCTACGTGAAAAGGGTAGTAGTTCATTCAAAAACTCCGCAAAACTCCCTGAAAAGAAACGCCAGCAGGTGGGGAGTTCACTTTTCGGCAGAGTAGCTACTCTCTGCCTAGCTGGGTTTCAAAAATTCACAACTTCTTAAACCACTCCGGTCTAAGGTACATCAACTGGTACAGCCGCCCCTGAGGAAGCTGCACCCACTGCGAAACAGCACCCCTGGTCACACCCAAGATGCGGCCTAGTGCTGCTTTCGAGCCTGCGAGTTTTGCTGCTTGTTCCGTTGTCATCCGCGCATCTTACTATACATTTCCAGCCACGCGCAATAAATTTTTCCTATCAGGTTGGGCCTGCCGATTAAAAAGTTTTTTCAATTTTTTTTAGTTGAAGTGGCTTTTGACGTAAAGAACCCTATACAATGCACTCATGCCCCAGCAATTCCGCAAGGGTCTTTTTAGGAGTCATCATGACCATCACTTTTCAACAAGTCATCAACGGCTTTTACTTCACCGGGTTGGCTGAAGTTGAGCCAGCAGAAGCGGCAACCGAGATCACCCCAGGCTCGCCGACCATCGTCACGGTATGGCGGCTGCGCCTCGATGGCAATCCCAAAGACTGCATCGACATCATCAACCCTGCCATTGTTCAGCGCCTTGAACAAATGATTGTGGAGGCCTTATGAAGCAGCTCAAAGACTTTGCGTACGCAAGCCGCAGCAATCCAGAAGAGTGTTTAGCTCTTTACGTTGAGCTGCTGGAATCACACATCCAGCGCCAAAACCAACTGCTGGAGACCTACAAGCAAGAATTTGACCAAATCAGCATCCAACTTTCTAAGGAGCAATCATGAAAATTAAGACAACCGTTCACATCCACTTCACCAAATATTCTTGGGAAAACGAAGGCCGCTTTCAGGCAATTTCTTACGAGATCAAAGACGATATAAACCACACCTACGTTGGCCCACAAGAAATCGAGGTTGATGTGCCAGATCACTTTGACCCTCGTTCCGCACAGATCGCTGCGCTTGAGAAACAACAACAAAAAGTGATGGCTGACTTCCGAAAGTCAATCACTGACATCAACCGCCGTATTAGCGAACTTAGCGCACTGGAGCAAGCATGAAGAACATCGCCACCGCTTTGGTTAAGGCCCAGCAAGCCTTTGGCCCTGCCCTGAAAAGCAGCACCAACCCACACTTTCGCAGCCGCTACGCCGATTTGTCGGCCTGTGTTGAAGCAGTCATCGAGGGGCTGAACGGAGCAGGCATTGCCCTTGTCCAGCGCACCAGCGAAGACACCACCGGGGTGACAGTGGAAACAGTCTTTATTCATGAGTCTGGCGAGATGTTGGAATGCGGCAAGCTGCACGTTCCAGCCGCCAAGCAAGACCCGCAGGGCTACGGATCTGCCCTCACATATGCGAGGCGCTACAGCTTGATGGCAGCTTGCGGAATTGCGCCTGAAGACGACGATGGCAACGCAGCCACCCGCAAAGCCGCACCGACTCCAGACATCACCGACCACCTGGCAGCGATTGAAGCCAGCGCCACCAGTGATGAGCTAGCCAAGGTCTACAAAGAAGCATTAGAGGCTTGCCAGGGCAACCAGGCACTGCAGGCCAAAGTGATTGCAGCAAAGAAAGCACGGGTCGAGCGTGCCAAACAGGAAAAAGCAGCATGACACCAGATGATGAGCTTTGTAAAAGCATTGAGGCGGCAATACAAAGCCAAAAGCCTGTGTGGTTAGGCGTTTGGATAGATATTGAAGAAGGCGCTATGGATGTTTGGTTAAACGTTGAAAACAAAACAGAACAAAAGGAGAAAGCAGCATGATTACAAAATTTGGTCAAATTACGGAAGATGCCGAGGGTAATTTAGTGTTTACAAATTTTTCCATCGACCCGAACCATCAATGGCAGAGTGATGAAGTAGGCATTATTTGTTTAGTAAAACACAGGTTGGGGATGGAATATACAAAAATTGTAAGGCCTGACCCTTACGACAATATTCCATCCACTAGTGTTAAATTTTTGTCATCTAAACAGGAGAAAGCAGCATGAGCACACAACACACAAAAGGGCCGTGGGTAGCAGTCACATCATGGGGCGATACGTTTATACAAAACGCAGAAGGCGACGTTGTGTTTTTTCTATCCGTAGAAGATGGAGTTAAGACAGCAGACCTCCAATTAATGGCCGCCGCGCCTGAAAACTACGCATGCAACAAAGAGCTTGCAAAAATCGTGCGCGAACTATGTACAGCTTATAAACACCCTTTACCAGTAGCAAGCCTAGACCGAAGTGACGCCGCCATTGCCAAAGCAACAGGAGATAAAGCATGAGCAACACAAACACAGGTGGGCCAGCGTTTCCACGCGACCACGCTTATGAAGGTCACAACGGCATGACCCTGCGAGACTACTTTGCGGCCAAAGCGATGCAGGGCTTGATGTTTGACGACAACGGCGATTTTTCTGACCGTAAGTGGGTAGCTGAGAAAGCCTATGCGTTTGCCGACGCTATGCTGAAAGTGAGGGAAGCATGAGCGAAGAACAGCGATACAAGCTAGAAGATTTCTTCGGAACTATTGAGTTTCAACGCCGACCAGTCCGTGATGGCTATCAATTCCGCACGATAACCAAAGACAAGCAAGGCATGGTAACCAAAATTGGCGAGTGGGATGGGCCTTATGTTTTGATGGAGTTTCAAAAATGAGCGAAGAACAAGGAACCGAGGCATGGTTTGCTGACCGGCTTGGTAAAGTCACCGCCAGCCGCCTGGCCGATGTGCTCGCAAAGACCAAGACAGGCTACAGCGCCAGCCGCACAAACTACATGACACAGCTTGTCCTGGAACGCATCACCCAGACTAGGGCCGAGTCTTACTCCAATGCAGCAATGCAGTGGGGCACAGAACAGGAGCCCTTTGCCCGTGCTGCGTATGAGGCCCACACCGGCCAAATGGTCGAGGAAGTGGGGTTCATACCTCACCCCGAGATTGAGGCTGCTGGAGCCTCGCCTGATGGCCTAGTGGGGGATGCTGGCATGGTCGAGATCAAGTGCCCATCATCCAGCACAGCACTCGAGGTATGGCTGACCCACTCGCAAGGCGGCAACCCTGTTGATGCCAAGTATTACGCACAGATGCAATGGCAGATGCGTTGTGCTGATAGGGCTTGGTGCGATTACGTGGTCTTTGACCCACGGATGCCTGCCAAAGCACAGTTGTTTATTCACCGAGTCGAACGCAATGCCGAATGGCTGAAGATTGCAGAAGCAGAAGTCACCACCTTTTTAGCAGAGCTAGAAGCCAAAGTCACCGCCCTTAAATCAATCATTGGAGAATAAATCTTGGCAAAAATCATCAAAGAAATTAGCTGCGTTGTCGGTGAGTACCGAGCTGCAGACGGTCAACAGAAAAAGCGCTACCAGCGCATTGGCAGCATCATTGACACGAAAAACGGCGCGATGCTGAAGATCGACGTTATCCCATTGCGCGAGGGCGGCTGGGATGGCTGGGCCTACATCAACGATCCGAAGGTGCAAGAAGTCAAGGAGCATCCGCGCCGCCAGTCGTCAGGCTTTGATGACATGTCAGACGTGCCCTTTTGACCATGCACGCCGCCAGCATAGACAAATCAGAACGTCTTGCACGGGTCTATAAGCTGCTGTCTCAGGGTGGGGAGTTCTCCACCTTGGACATCATCAAAGAGGCCAATGTCTGCGCCGTGAACAGCATCGTGGCTGAACTTAGGCAAAACGGCTTTGAGATTGACTGCCAGCGCAGAGGCGACAAGTGGGTTTATCGCCTAAATAAAATTTTGTAAAGTCGTGCATGGCTGTGTAGAAATCTATACAATGCACTTATGCCCCGAACTTCTTGGGGTCTTTTTGGAGATGACATGAAAGATTCGCACCTTAGAACACCCCGAACGCTGTCAGAAGGGCAGTGGACGCCAGGCTATCGCAGCGTGCTGCCGAAAGAGCCGCTGTGGGAAGCCGTGGCTGGCTACGTGCTGGCCTTGGTCATTGGGATTGGTTTGGCAGCTCTGCTTTTTGTGGGGGCATCATCATGACTGACAGAGAACTGATGCAGCAGGCGCTGAATGCGCTGTGCGACATCATCCCTGCAAATGCAAATCGTAGCGAAATCAACCGAATACAGCACAGCGCCATTGCAGCCCTGCGCGAGAGGCTGGCGCACTGTGATCGCTGTGGCAAGCGGTTGGGCGGGGAGGGTGACATACACACTTGCACCCCAAAGCCAGAGCAGGAGCCTGTAGTTTTTTACCGTTGCAAAGGATGCGGTCATGCGTATGAGGAAATGGAACCGACGCGCTGTGACTGCATGGCATCTGATGGGTTTGATCGTCTTGAGTACTACACCACCCCACCCGCAGCAAAACAGCGCCAGCCGCTGACGGGTGATCAACTAGAAGAGATTGAAATGCGTGAAAAGCCCCTAAATGGCCCTAAATCAATGCTGAATTTTGCCCGAGCAATCGAAGCCGCCCACGGCATTAAGGAGAAGACATGAAAGACGAAGCATTCAAGCAGGCGATTGATGCAATGAACGCAATGCTTACTCATATGGGTATGGATGAAGATGAATTTAACAAAATCACCTACGACCGAATGCGCCAAGCAATAGCCGCAGCAGAAAAAGCCCTTGCAGCAACCGCCCCACCCGCAGCACCCGCAGCACAGCCAGCACAGCAGGAGCTGGTGGGTCGTGAAGCATATATGGCAATCCGTGAGGCGCGTGAAAATGCGTCCGAGGATGCCTACTTTGCAGCAAGACCTGAGCATGACAAAGACTTAAACCGCCTGATGTTCCGTTCCGGTTTTTATCGTGGGTATCCCACCACCCCACCCGCACAGCCAGCACAGCAGGAGCCGGTGGCGTGGGAAGATTTGCTTGGGGCTATTGCCCGTGGCTGGTGTCACCCACAAAACGCTCGAAAGACGATGGACGTTCAGCTTGGCGTCGCCATTGCAAAAGAGATTCAGGATCTCTACACCACCCCACCCGCAGCACTTCAGCCAGAGCAGGAGCCTGTGGCGTTCTTTGACTGGTACGACAACGCAATATGGGGTAATGAAGACTTTAAAGAGGGTTGCCACAGGTCGTGGCATGCCGCAATCACATACGCCACCCCACCCGCAGCACAGCGCACATGGGTTGGGCTGAGGGCTGAGGAGTTTCACGATTTACAAATTGAAAATATAGATGACCCTTGGGCTAATTTCAAAGCCATCGAAGCCAAACTCAAGGAGAAGAACACATGACACACACAAAAGACGCATTGAAACAGGCGATTGAGGCGATTAAAAACAACGCTGGCAACCCCGAACGGGTGTATCAACTTGCAAATGCTGCCCTCAAAGAAGCCCTTGCACAGCCAGCACCTGTGCGCGACTTTGAAAAAGCGATTGACGAGTACCTTGACGACTACGAGATGATTGGCGAGGACGAGGATGGGCGAGACGCCTGCCACTCGCCAACAGAAGGTGAAAAGGCGCTCATCAAGGACGCAATCATGGGTTTTGACTGGCCACCCGCCGTCCAGCGCAAGCCGTTGCCACCTATATGTCACCAAGACATGGCCCTTGAAAAATTTAAGGGCTTCATGCTTGGTTGGCGTGCAGCCGAAGCCGCCCACGGCATTAAGGAGAACACATGACCCAACAATCAGAAGCCCTGCAATTGGCAAAAGATATGCGTGCGTTTGGCTACAAGGGTATCCGCCCAGAGGGTGTACGCATTCTCTGCGAGGCTTTGCTCGCCACCCCACCCGCAGCACCCCAGCCAGAGCAGGAGCTTGTCGGCACAGTAAAAGAATTATTTAACAGCGTTGCTTGGGAAAAACTCAATGTAAGAGGTAGCGTAAAGGTGTATCTTGACAAAGACGCTTTGCGCGATGCAATGGAACCCCTGCAAAACACCACCCCACCCGCAGCACAGCCAGCACAGCGCAAGCCGCTGACGGATGAGCAACAGCGAAATGGTTTTCGAGATCAGGATTCTCAGTGGACATT